TACTTAAGTAGATGCCTTTGCTACGTTCTACAGAGTTGTACGTCATGTGTTCAAAAGGTGCTAACCAAATAGGCTTAACACGACGTGTAGTGCATAGTGCGTTTAACACACCTTGTGCTTCAGCACCTTCGTCCCTAAAGATGTTGTAGTCGCCTGTATAAACAATGTTAAATGTTTTACCTAAACCAGAAGCAACCCTCATAGCTTGGAATAGTGCAAGCACCATGTCCTTACCACCTGGATACTTAGCTTTCCAAGAGTACACTGAGGAAGAAAACTCAAAGGGTCTTTGGTTTTTCCTCATGTAGTTGATCGTGTTCTCTATGGCTTTTGCTTCTGCTTTAACACGGCCTTCAGAGTTGTCTATGTGTATTGAGTGTACGTGTATGTCTTGTTCTGTATGCTCCAAAAGATTCCATAGTAATGACACACTGTCCATACCACCTGAGTACATTACTATGGCTGTTTCTTTGTCGTTCCCTTTGAAGTAGTTTTTGTGTAAACATATATCTAAAGCTTGCTTTACTTTAGTTTCGTAACTCACATAGGCTCCTATGCTTTTCTAGTAGGCTTCTTAGCTGTTTTAGCTGCTTGTTTAAACGCTTTTGCTGTAGGCGCACCTTTAGTTCCTGGTTTACGCATACGTTCACCAGAACCTGCTTTTATGCGCTTACGCTTAGCTTGTATGTTAGCGTAAAGACCTTTTTTAGGCATTACTTGTAACTCCGTACCGTAGTTTTCTTTTTAGAAGCTGCTTTTTTCTTACGTGCTGCTGCGGCTTTTTTCTTACCTTCGGTAGTGTATGCGTACTTCTTTCCGTTTACCATTGGCATAGTTTTAGCTCCTTAGTTTGTAAAAGTCTTCTATCGTACACCGGACTTGGCGTCCTTTGTGTCTCATGTATACTGGTGCGCCTACTCGAAGTCGTTGTACTGCTACTTGAGTTACGTCTTCAGATACGTTGCAGCTTGGTATAACTACGTACTGCTGATCTGCTTTTTCTATGAGAATCTTAGTGTCTGCTGATGCCTGTAACGACAGCAGCATTACTGCTACTAGTAGTGTTCGCATTGTGTTCTCCTAACGTCATCACGACGTGCTTTAGCCTCACGGCTGTTGGTTTTATGTCATTACCATTTTACTTTATTGGCCCAAAATGCAGCCGACATCTTACCTTTAGCTATGTTCTTAGCGTGTCTAGCTTTGAACGACTTAGCCCTTTTGGTCATTGTTTTGTCACCTGTTTTACCTTGTTGGCCAAAGCGTATGGTCTTTACTTTGTCGCCTTCCTTAGCAACAACTACGTGGGACTTCTTAGGGTGATTAGGAGTCCTTTTTGGTTTGTTGTACCCGCTTACGCCCGCTCGTGCTAGTCTTGGGTCTTTCTTTGAGGGCATTACTCAATTCCTCTATTTGGCGCTCCAGTAGGTCCAGACGGTCGAACTGGCCTTTGAAGTTGTTGTTGATCTGGTCTAGGAGGATTTGCATTTCGCGTTGCGTTATTAGCATTAGATTGTCCTTTTTGGTCTATTGCTTTTTCTTTGATAAGCGTTTCAGCAACTTTTAGACGACGTTCAAACTCCTTGTCCTCTTGGTCACCTTCACGCAGGTTACGGGTAATAGCGTTAATCTTGTCAATCTCAAGCTCTTGAGGTACTGCTTGAGCCTCTGCAGCGAGTTTAGCAGCACGTGCTTGTGACTCTTGAGCCTGAGCAGACAGTGCAGCTGTTTGTGACTGCTGGAACTGCATTTGCGCTTGCTGAGCCTCCATCTGCATCTGTTGTTGCTGTGGGTTAGGTTGTGAAGCTTGTGCAAGTGCTGCAAGTAGCTCTTCACGGTTAGACAAATTCATGTTATCTACAACAGACTGAATAAGCGTATTATACAGCGGTGAATCTTTACCCATAGTCTGTAGTAACTGTACAAGCTGAGTAACTTCGTATTCACGAGCAATAATGCCTAAAGTACTACTTGCGTTAAACTTGTAATCAGCTACAGGGTAATTTTCAGGATCAAACTGCATGTAACGGTAGGCTGCTTTCTTGACAAATGGAATCAAGAAAGACTGCTGGAAGTTAATCAGTGTACGCTTGTGGCGTTTAATAATAGCGCCAAGAGACATACTAATGCCAGCGGCAGTAGCCTCGCCGTTAACACTACCAGCGATTCCTGCTGAGTCAACGGCTCCTGTTGCCTGCTGTACCATTTGCTGCAGTGCTCCTGCTTGAGCAAAAGTGATTTGGTTAACTTGACCAAAGTTGAAAGGCTGGAGTACTTCACGCGGATCTCCGTTAGTTAGAATCATTTTACCAGGACGTATTTCTGGCTTTGCACCGCGTGGTAAACGAGTAGCGTCAATAGCCATCATAGGATGAATGGTGAGACTCAGTGCGTCAATACGTGCGCGTAGTTCAGTGTCCAAAGCTTTCTGAGAGTTGTAACCTTTCTCACAGACTCCACGACCCCAAAAGCGACCTGGTACTACGTCCCATGGAAAAGCTACTACAGGACGATCAGACATCATGTAAGGATTAGCTTCTGCCTTCAAAAGTACACCGCCGTTAGCAACCACTACAACGGCCTCTACGTAACGTGACTCAGCGTCTACCTCTCCTACCACTTCTTCGTCTTCGTCGCTTACAGAGGAATCTAGAAGCTCTCGTGGCACTAAACCGTAGTACTTAGTAAGACGTACCTTGTCGTCATTGTAAATAGTTAGGTCTTGGTCAGGTTCCAAGTCAGTGTCAGGAGCAGCGGAACCTACGTACACGTCACGGTACACACCTTGTTCCTGCAGAAGTTCCACTTGGTGTTTACTAACAAACTCATCAATAGCTACACCCATAGCGTCTTCAACATTAGTTGCTACAGGGTCAATTAGGAAGTTCTGAGGCATTACTGGCTTAAGCTTGACAACTACACGATCAGTAATATTAACACCGACTGCCTGCAACTGTCCTTCCATAATAGGCTCAGTAGCAGGAACCATCTCTTTCATTTCTTCAATAACAATCTCACCAATGCCTGTACCAAAGACTGCTGAGTTAATTAGGCACTCTGCGACAGCCTTACGTATCATGCAGTTTTCAAAGTCTTCCGTAAGTTTGTTACGCAGGAACTGTACGTCTTGTCTTTGGGTGTCGCCAAGGTTGTCACTAACGTCAAACCACTTGCCACGTCCAAAAGTGGCTTCTTCTAACTCCGCTACGTTAGACTCAACTGCTTGCTGAAGTGCAGGAGAAATAATACGGGAACGCTCAGACCGACGCTCGCTGTCAGAAGGGTCCCACTGACCACGCCATAGTCGATAATATTCTTCAAATTTACTTTCATAGTTGCTTTCGTAGTGGTCTCTCCAGTCTTCGCATTTAGTCATGACCCAGTCTTCAAGTGACTCTTGGATCATCAGTGGGTCTTGTTCGTATAGTTCACTCATATTAGTATCCTGCTACTACGTCTAAGATTTCGTGGTCTTCAATCTCGTACGTATAGTCGTACGCCACATTAGCCAACTGGTCGATGTAAGCTAAAGCGTCAACCAAGTCATCGTGAGTTAATGGATCAGGGAACTGAAACAACTGGTCAAGAAACCTAGCATTCCACTCGCCTTTGTTTAACGTAATGTAGCCGTTTTCAAACCTACCTTGTAACGCCCACATAACTCTGTCTGTTTTCTTTTTGTTACCGTGTGTCAGTTCTTCTACTCTAAAGAACGTGCCGTACTTCTTTTGTAAGTCCACTAAAGGAGACATTACAGCTTGCTTAGCAATACCTCTTTCGATTCCAACCGATATGGGACGATAATCTCTAACGGCCTGAAATATCTTAGTTGCTGTTTCGTCAAGTGACCATCTGCCGTATATGATATTGTCAACATACCAACCATGCTCACTGACCTTAACCACGGCAATCGCTGTTTCGTCAAGCTTACTGTTTTTAGTTCTCTTCTTATTGACTTCTTCAAATCCTGCCAAGTCAACAGCAATGTAATAGTCTCCTACTTCGGGCGTATCTTTACTAAACCGAACCCAGTCTTCCTTAAACATTTCTGACCCACGAGCTTCAAACGACGCCATAAACTCTTGGCGAAACGCATAAGAAGACATAGACTTTTTAGCAACGTCAATTTCAGACGAGTCCAGTAATGGATTGTCATAAGAAGTAAAGTGCCAAGCTTTGTACGTTTCATCATCGTCTAACTCCGCATACTTGTACAACTCATAAAAATGGTTGCGACCCATTGGCGTACCAATGAACATCGCACAGCCTTTTTGATCCGCCAAAGCGGGTCTAAGTATCTGCTCGAATACGTCAGGCTTCATGTCTGCGTACTCGTCCATCACTAGAAACTTGAGGCTGACACCTCGCATTGTCTCTGGTCTGTCGGCACCTTTGAGGCTGATGGTAGCACCGTTGACAAGCTTGATTTGCAGATTATTAATATGGCTACCACTGATAACAGGGTTCCCCAATTCAAGCAGGGTTTGCCACATGATGTCTCTGGCTTGTCCTTGAGTAGGTGCGACGTAAAATACATGTCCTCTGTCCGCCTGTAGTGCGTTAACGATTAACATCCATGCTGCTAACCTAGACTTACCTGTACGTCGCCCAGCAGCTACTATTTTAAATCTTGTGTCGTCTGCCCAGACTTCCTGCTGCCAAGGCAGTAACTTAATGTTTAGGTCAGTCAAAAGTTCAGCCTTGGTGTTGCTGGCACTAATTCAAAAGAAATGATGCTAACAAACGTAGAGCCAGCTTCTGGAGTAAGACTTAGGGTGTCTCCTTCTTTTGCTACAAGGAACTCACCAAACTGTCCACCAAACTCTAAAAACTCACCAGAGTTAACATTCTTACCTGATAAGAAATCAATGTTGACACTGTTGTGTACCCAACGTGCATCAATGCTTTTACTACTGCCTGTTGTATTGGAAATAAACAAGTAAGTAACTATAGCGTCATAACCAGCAGGCACGTCCAGTATTGTGTTACTAGAGCCAGCAGTTAATGCGTCACCGTGTGAAAACTTCATATTAGTAAGTCCACATAACAGGTGTTGTACCGCGTGTGTCAACGTGTACAAAACCTTTGTCAATACCAATGCCAGTAAACTTAAGTTCAATGGCTTTGGTTACAATCATAAGGCGATCAGCGGCGTTTGTTATTCTTATGTCCGCCGCGATGCCTTGTGCGTGAGTACCAGGTACGTCTTTCTTAGCCTCTATAGGATGCTTGGTTGGATGCCTATAGCCACTCGTGACTTCAAAAGGAAAACCACATGCCTCACGTAACTCGTCTAACTTTTCTAGGAACTCTTGTTCCATGTTGTTGGTACCAGTGACCTGACAGTCAAATTCTTCTCGTGTGAAGTACTTAAGACTCATCTACTACTTCTCCTTCAATAATGTCGTCAGGTGTTGAGACCTCAGCAGTACCAACGCCACTAATGTTGATCTGAATAGCGTTTCTACCAGCGTCCTTTACTACGTCTTTTTCAAAAGCACCTACAGGTAACATACGGTCCATAATTAACTTCCAAGCTGCAGCCTGATTCTTATGGTCGTTGTCCAAAGCAGCATCAAAAATAGTCTCCAAAACCAGTCGTGACTTAGGTGATGCCAACATACGTGCTTTGTATTCATTGATTATCGCTGCGTCACCCTTTGGTCGGCCTACTTTGCCCTTGTTACCTGGCTTAACAGCAGCTACTTCTGACTTTCGGGGTCTACCACGACCTCTTTTTTTTATTTCAGCGGTCATAACATAAATTGTCCCTAATTACAACTATAGTATAACACAAGTT